CGGTCGGGCAACGGTATCTGGGCGTGCCGAATGAGGACGCCCTGGCTGGCGCGTTCAAGGCACTGGGCCTGACCAAGCAGGCCGGCTACTACCAGTTCGACCTGGACCGGTTGCTGTACCTGGTCGGCGCGGCCAGTGATGCGATCATGACCGCTCGCGTGCTGCCCCGGGTCCGTGCCGCCGCCTACGCCCGACTCTCCACCGGCCACCCTTTCACCGAGCACGGCGTGTCCGGCACGGAGGCCTGGGAGCTGGTCGACAAGATCCAGGCGTTCAACCGGGTGATGCTGCGCCGGGCGTGCCGGGGGCTGCGTGTCGACTTCGAGTTCCTGGAGAGCTACGAGGAGCGCACCGCGGAGAGGCTGCGTACGGCGGCCGACACGCTCGCCGACGCCAAGGTCAAGCCCGGACACGCCGGGGACCTGATCGCCTTCCTCGAGCGCGAGGCCGCGCTGCCCGAGGACTACCCGCGCACCGCGAAGACCAAGCGCCCATCCACCACGGCCACCCACCTGGAGACCCTGACCCACCCGATCGCCCAGGTGTACGTGGAGCACAAGCAGATCAGCAAGATCAAGGACGACTACCTGGCCAAGGTCAAGGACCAGTCCGGTGACGACGACCGGATCTACCCCGCGCTGAACGTGCTCGCCGCGGTCACCGGCCGCGCGTCCATGTCCGGTACGCCGCTGCACCAGTTCCCGGCGGACGCCCGCGGCATCGTCATCGCCGACGAAGGCGACCCGTTCACGTCGCTGGACTGGGCGCAGATCGAGCCGGTGGTCATCACCAACGTGGCGGCCGGACGGGGCTCGCTCGAGGACCTGGCCGTGATCGAGGCGTTCGAGGCGGGCGCCGACTTCTACGCGCCGATCATGGCCCAGGCCGGCATCTCCCGGCCCCACGCCAAGGTGGTCTTGCTCGCCCAGCTCTACGGCGAGGGCATCCGGAAGCTGGCCGCCGACCTGGGCGTCAGCGAGGAGCGCGCTGAGGAGCTGCGGGACAGCCTGCTCGCGTCGATGCCGGGTGTCGCCGCGATGGTCCGGGGGAAGAGCGCGTGCGTGCTGCCCGGCCAGCGGGAGGGCCTGCTCCGCTCGATCGCCCGGGACTACGGCCTGGTGTTCTCCCTGGCCGGTCGGATCATGCCGGTGCCGATGGGCAAAGGCTGGGTGGACGAGGAGACCGGCGAGGTCGGCCCGCCGTCGCGCATGGTCCACAAAGGCGTCAACTACTTCGTGCAGGGCAGTGCGTTCGACGTGCTCATGGAGGCCGTGCTGGCCGGGGACAAAGCAGGACTCGGTGACAGTCTGCACTTGACCATGCACGACGAGTTAGTGGTGTCGACGGAGGCCGCCGTCGAGTGGGAGCGGCTCATGCAGACCCCGCCTGACCGGCTGTGCCAACTGGCGAAACGAACACCCGTGCTCCGCACGGACCGGCACGACCTGGGCAACCGATGGGCAAAGGTGTAGGCGAATGCTCGCTCACGACTCGTTCGCCGACACGTTCGGCATCGCCGCGGTCGGCGACCTCGACAGCCTGGCCGGCCTGATCCGCAAAGCGGTGCGCGCCGGCTACGCCGTGGTGCTCAACCTGCCCGGCACCAAGCAGGCCGCCGTGTGCACGCTCAGCGACAAGGCGGCACGCGACGCGGACCGGGCGATCCAGGAGGCCGACCTGTCGGCCGGTGTGCGCAACCCGCGCACACGGCACCTGTGCGGCAAGCACCACGCGCTGACCCTGGCCAACACCGACGACGGCACGAAGGTCAGCGCCCTGCTCTCGCTGGTCGCGCGCCGCTACGGCGGGGTGCCGAACATCGGGCTGGAGCCGGGGCTCAGCCGGGTGGTCATCGCCGACCTGGACACCGTGGAGCAGCGCGACGCGTTCCTGTCGGCCTGGCGCTCCGAGGACCCCATGGGCGTCGTGCCCGACCCCGCTGAGCTCTACACCGTGCGCTCCCCTGGGCACCAGAAGAACGGCGTGTGGGAGCACAAGGACGGCGGGCACGTGTGGTTCACCCTGCCCGTCGGGGTGGAGCTGCCGTTGGTCGACAACGGGGTGTACACCGACCCGGACAAGTGGTCGCTGTACTGGTCGGGCAGCCAGGTTCTGGTGCCGCCCTCGGTGCGCACCGAGGGCGCCTACGTGGCGGTCGGCGCACCCTGGCCGGCGCCAGACTGGATCCTCACGCGCATCACCTCGTTCGTCACCGAGCGCGAGGCGCGCACCCTGGCCCAAGACGCCGCGCGCCGGGTCCGGGTGGAGAGCGGGGAGATCAACGGCACCGACGTGGCGATGTCGGACGAGAACATGCCGTGGGCCGGCATCCTCGAGCCGCGGGGCTGGGCGGAGACCGGCCGCCGGGACGCGTGCGGCTGCCTCACCTGGACCGCTCCCGGCTCCCACGCCAGCCCCAAGTCGGCGACCGCGCACGAGATCGGCTGTAGCCACCCCAACTACGACGACGACTCCGGGCACCGCCCGATCCACCTGTGGTCGGACACGGTGCTGGTGGGCGCGCCGCGCACGCTGACCAAACTCCAGTTCATCGCCTGGTGGGACCACGGGGGCGACGTGGGTGCTGCTGTCGTGGCGCTGGGCCTGGCCGTCACCGACGGTGGCCCGATGGTGATCGACAACCCGTTCGACCTGGGACCGGCCGTGAGCCCGGTCCAGGAACCATCCACACCCAGTCCACAGGCTGTGGACAACTCAAATCACGAACAGGTCACGACGGAAGACGAGCCGTGGGACACCCCGGCCGCCGCGACTTATGAGCAGGCAGAGCCTCCCAGCCCTACAACCGAGAAGCCCCGGACCGGCACCCTGGCGGTCTACGACTCGGCTGACCTGGACGACCTGCCCGACCCCGACCCGCTCATCTACGGGCTGCTCGACCGGGGATCGGTGGCGATCCTGTCGGGGAAGTTCGGCACGTACAAGTCGTTCCTCGCGCTGGACTGGGCGGCGCACGTGGCCACTGGGCGGAGCTGGGAGGGTCACCCGGTCGACGGGGCCACGCCGGCCGTGTACATCGCCGCTGAGGGGCAGGTGGGCGTCAAGCGGCGCGTGCGTGGCTGGCGGCGCCGGCACCTGGCCGGTGAGCACCTGCCCCGCGGCGCGCTCACGGTGATCCCTCAGCGAGTGGTCCTGGAGATGAAGCAGATCAAGACCGGGCCGGACGCGGGCAAGTGGGAGGCCACGGCTCATCTCAAGGAGCTGGTCGCCTTGGTGAACGAGCGAGGTGCCGGCCTGGTCGTGTTCGACACGCTGTCCAAGTCCAAGGGCAACGCGGACGAGAACAGCAACAGCGAGATGAGCGCGATCATGGCGCTCGTGATCGAGGTGACCCGGGCGACCGGCGCCACGGTGCTGCTGGTCGCGCACACGGGCTACTCCGGAGAACACACCCGCGGTGGGTCCAGCCAGGAGGACGACGTTGACACGGTGTTCGTGATCCAGTTCGAGGACCCCAAGAACGAGGACCGATCGATCGAGCACAAGCGAATCCTGCGGCACCGGAAGTCCAAGGACGGCGAGCTGACCGCACCGATGGTTCTCGTGCCCCGGGTGGACCTGTTGGGAGAGGACAGCCACGGCCGCCCGATCACCACGCTCACGTTCACCACGGACCCGTTCGAGGAGGCACCCAAGCCGACCACGGTGGGTGTGGAGGACGTGGTGGCGTGGCTGAGGAACCACAAGGCACCCACCGACCTGAGTCAGCGAGACAAGAAGGACGGCACCCCGGGGTACAAGTCGTGGATCCGGGGGCACAAGGAGTACGCCCGAATCAGGACCAACGACGCGACGCTGAGCGCGGCCTATAGCAAGTACAAGGCCGGTGATTTTGACGTGTCAGAATCACCCAACCCAGAATCACCCGATGACCAGCATGAATAAGTGATTCTGAACCCAGAATCACTTGAGAATCACGGATCCCCCAGGGGACCGGGACCCGACCTCAAGGGAGGGTCCCCGGGACCGATGCAAGGCGAGTGATTGCTGATTCTGAGCCCTTAGGGGAATCACCCCTCTCAGAATCACTCGACAAGATCAACAAAAGGAGTCTGAAATGAGCTTGATGATCAACCCCGACCGAGTCACGGCTGTGCTGCTTCCTGACGGGTGGCATGAGGTAGCCGACCTGGATGGAAAACGGATCGCTCCTGGTGTGCTCTCCTCGTTCGAGACGGACGCCTACGAGTACTACGAGCCCCACCCCAACCCGGACCGGAACGGGCACCTGCACTACACCGGTGGAACGGGGTTCACCTTCCGGGAGGTCGGCCGAAAAGATCGGATGTGTGGACCCATGGCGTCGATCGCGGCTGTCCGGTGCGACCGATGACCGCCATGAAGACACTCGAGGTGCCGCCGGGGTGCCAGCCCGCGGAGCCGGGAGCGCTGTCGGTCTGGGTGGCCGGTCGGCCGGCGCCGCAAGGCTCCAAGCGGCACGTGGGGCGGGGAGTCATGATCGAGTCCAGCAAGGCGGTCACGCCGTGGCGCGAGGACATCCGGCAGGCGTGCATGAGCGTGGTGTGGTCGACGGGGAACGGGACCGATCGTCGAGGGCATCTGTCGTTCGACGGTGCCGTGGTCGTCAAGCTCGTGTTCGTCATGCCCCGGCCGACCGCCACCCCCAAGAGCCGGACCCCGGCCGCTGTGAAGCGTCCCGATCTCGACAAGCTCGTGCGGGCCGTGTTCGACGCCATCGGGTCGGCCGGGGTCTGGGCCGACGACTCCCAGGTGGTCACCGTGCACGCGCACAAGCGGCTGGCGGAGCTGGGAGAGACCACCGGCGTCATGATCCACATCGAACCGAGCGAGGCCCTGAGTTCGCCTGTGCCGGCTCAGACCGCCCTGGCGGGGTCCCAGTGACCCTCGTGGTGGTTCTGGGCCTCCTGAGCTGCCTGGTGCTCTGCGTGGCCGGTGTGGAGCCCGGCCCCCGGGTCGCGGTCAGCGCACCCGGCAGACACCGGCTCAGGTCCGGCACGCACGGCTACGCACGGGCACGGTGGTCGACACGCTCGGTGTGTGGCCTGCGATAGGCCACACGAGGACACATGAGTTGACCAGGCACAACGAGGGGCCGAACGGGACATAGCGCGACATGTGTGTCCTGAATGTGTCCTCGTGTGTCCCGATCCGAGCTGTATCGTGGGACACATGGGGACACAAGACACTCAGCCCGGAGGACACGATCTGTCCTCTATGCCCCCTGACCAGCGACAAGACGAAGCGCTGCGGATGCGCAACGCGGGACACACGCTAGGACACATCTCGGACACATTGGGGTACGCGGACCGATCCGGGGTGCGCAAGGCGATCCAGGCGGCGCTCTTGCGGTCCGGCTCCGTGCCGGCCGCGGACATCGTCCCGGCGTACGAGGCCCTAGGGCCGGGGCCTCGTACCGGCGGCGGCCGGTTCTCCCCCACCAACCCGGACAACCTGGCTCGACAGGACGAGGCGCTGCGGATGCGGGCCAAGGGCCGCACGCTCCAGGAGATCGCCGACCACCTGGGGTACGCGGAACGGACGGGTGCGCGCCGTGCGATCTCAGCCTCCCTGCGCCGTTCCGGCCAGCGGAACATCAATGAGCTGCGCGAGGAGTTGGCCCAGCAGCTCGAGGAGCTGTACCGGGTGGCCACGGGCGTGATCGAGACCGAGCACCTAGTGGTCGACAAGGGGCAGGTGGTCGAGTACAACGGTGCGCCACTGCTCGATGACGGTCCGAAGCTGAGCGCGGTGAACACGGCGCGTGCCCTGCTCGAGCGCATGTCCAAGCTGATGGGCGCCGACGCGCCACAGAAGACGCAGATCGAGGTGACCAGGGTGGACTTCACCCTGGACGGAATCCCAGCCAGTGAGGTGTGATCACAGTGAGTAACCTCCTGATCAGCGCGCTGTTGGCGGGAGGAGTTTTTTTCCTGGTGGGTCTCGGCCTCGGTTGCGGGGGTGGGTGCACTGGCCGCCGCGGTGCCGCGCCGGCTGCAACGAGCGAGGAGTGATGACAGTGAGTGACGAGTACGTGGGCAGGGGTCGCACCGAGTGGGCCTACCAGTACGAGGGCACGGGCAGCGCGGTGCGCTGCTCGCTGGAGTGGGCGGCCCGGCTGGTCCAGGCCCAGGGCGTGACCGCGTTGCAGAGGGTGGCGATCATGAAGCGATCCGGCGAGGGCGCGCCGTTCGAGCCTGTCGACCACGACGAGGTGGTCCGGCTGGCCGACGGGGCCCAGCCCGGGGGCGCGCACGTTCGCTCGACCAATCTCAAGTTCACCGGCCCGATCATCGGAGAGGCAGGCAAGTGATCATGGCACTGAGCACTGGTCGGGAGTGGCTGCGCAAGCTGTACGAGGCGGGGCTCATCCCGGAGTCCACGCAGCGTGTGGTGATCGACATCTCGCTCACCGACCTACCGAAGGTCTACGTCGAGCAGATCGGGGTGGACCGGACCCTGGACGTGCTCCTCACGCTGGACGGTGCCGAGATCGTGACCGTGCCGCCGCCCAAGAGCGGGGAGTGACCGACACCCTGAGCAACGACCCGGACACCGAGTCAGGCGTCCGGGTCGTTCGCCACGTGTTCAGCCCCCGCGGTGCGGCGCGTCAGCTCCTCGTCGACAAGCGCCCCGAGATCCTGATGTCCGGCCCGGCGGGCACAGGTAAGTCCCGGGCGTGCCTTGAGAAGATCAACTTCTGCGCGCTCAAGTACGCGGGTATGCGCGCCCTGATCATCCGCAAGACGGCCGTGTCACTGACCGCCACTGGGCTGGTCACGTTCCGTCAACAGGTGGTGAACGAGCTGCTCGCCTCCGGCGCCGTCCAGTGGTATGGCGGGAGCCAGAGCGAGCCGGCCCAGTTCCGCTACTCCAACGGGTCGACCATCGCCGTCGGCGGCATGGACCGGGCCACCAGGATCATGTCGTCGGAGTACGACATGGTGTTCGTCCAGGAGGCCATTGAGCTCACCCTCACCGACTGGGAGTCCATCACCACCCGCCTGCGCCACGGCGTCATGCCCTACCAACAGCTCATCGCCGACACCAACCCCGACGCGGACACGCACTGGCTCAGCCAGCGGTGCAAGGCAGGCACGACGGCGATGCTCGAGTCCCGGCACGAGGACAACCCAATGCTGATCGGGCCCGACGGGGCGCCGACCGAGCGGGGCGGGGAGTACCTGGCCAAGCTGGACGCGCTGACCGGGGTGCGCAAGCTCCGCCTCCGAGACGGTAAGTGGGTCACCGCTGAGGGCGTGGTGTACGAGAATTTCAACCGGCACACCCACATCGTTCCCCGGTTCGACATCCCCTGGGACTGGCCTCGCTACTGGGCCGTCGACTTCGGCTACACCAACCCGTTCGTGCTGCAGCGCTGGGCAGAGGATCCGGACGGCCGGCTCTACCGCTACGCGGAGATCTACCGGACCAAGCGCCTGGTCGAGGACCACGCTCGCGACGTGCTGCGCCAGGTGACCTACCAGACCGGGACCAAGGCCGGCACGTGGAAGGAGCCCAAGCCCCGCGCCATCATCTGCGACCACGACGCTGAGGACCGGGCTACCCTCGAACGGCACTTGGGCCTGTCGACCAAGGCGGCGCACAAGGCGGTCACTCCCGGCCTGCAGGCGGTGGAGGCCCGGCTCGAGCCGGCCGGCGACGGGCGGCCGCGGCTGTTCTTCCTCGCCGACAGCGTGACCGACCGTGACTCATCCCTCACCGATGCGGCTCGACCAACGTGCACCGAGGACGAGGCCGCGGTGTACGTCTGGGACACCGGTACCGGCAAGGCGCCTAAGGAGCAGCCGGTCAAGGACAACGATCACGGCCTGGACGCCACCCGCTACGTGGTCGCGCACCGTGACCTGACGGGCACGACGAGAGTGAGATTCATGTGACCGCCCTGGGACGGCTCAAGATCATCTGGAAGCGCAACACACAGATGGACACGTGGCGTGACCGCGTTGCGGTGATCAGGCCGTATGCTCTGCCTGTGACAGGTCTGGGATCACTCTCCGTAGGTGTGGGGCAGTATGGCTACGGCCCTGGCCTGATCACCGCCGGGGTGTCCGTGCTCCTCGTTGAGTACGATCGCCGCGTCCGTCGCGCCGTCCAGGGAGAGCAGCCATGAGGTCCCCCTTCGGCCCGGTCGCCATCCGCAACGAGACCCCCGTCAACCTGACCGGGCGCTGGCGCGGCAACCTGTTCGGCGTCCCGATGCGCAACGACACCGACGCCCAGCTCGCCGCGGTCGGCTCCGTCGGCACCCTGTTCGCCATCACCAGCGCCCTGGGTACCAGCGTGTCCGCCGTCGAGTGGCACCTATACCGGCGGGCCAAGTCCGGCAAGGAAGAGGACCGGGTCGAGGTCACCGCCCACGCCGCACTCGACTTGATCAACAAGCCGAACCCGTTCTACACCCGGCCCGACCTGATCGAAACCACCCAACAGCCGATCGACCTGGTCGGCGAGGGCATCGTGCTGCTGCGCCGCATGGGCGGCCCCACCTCCCTGCCCCTCGAGCTCTGGCCGGTGCGCCCCGACCGCATGGAGCCGGTACCGCACCCCACCGAGTTCATCAGCCACTGGCTGTACCACTCCCCCGATGGCGAGAAGATCCGGATCGAGAACGCCGACGTCGGCCGGATCAAGCTGCCCAACCCGCGTGACCCCTTCCGCGGCATGGGCCCGGTCCAGTCCCTGCTCGCCGACATCGACTCGAGTCGCTACTCAGCGGAGTGGAACCGGAATTTCTTCATCAACGGCGCGGAGCCGGGCGGGATCATCGAGGTCGAGAACGCCCTGTCCGACCCCGAGTTCAACGAGATGACCAGCCGCTGGCGCGAGCAGCACCAGGGCGTGGGCAACGCCCACCGGGTCGCGATCATCGAGCACGGCAAATGGGTCGACCGCAAGATGTCCATGAAGGACATGCAGTTCGCTGAGATGCGCGACGTGCCCCGCGAGATCATCCGCGAGGCGTACCGCATGTCCAAGTTCATGCTCGGCTCGGTCGAGGGCACGAACCGAGCCACCGCCATCGCGGCCAAGGCGGTGTACGCGGAGAATCTGATCGTCCCCCGGCTGGACCGGTGGAAGCGTCTGCTCAACACCTGGCTGCTGCCGATGTACTCCGGCGGGGACAAGCTCGAGTTCGACTACGACAACCCGGTGCCACCGGACGCTGAGGCCCTGGACCGCGAGCGTGACAGCAAGATCGAGGCCGCGGCCAAGCTCATCACCCAGGGGTTCGAGCCGGCCGGCGTGCTGGTCGCCCTGGGCCTGCCGGAGATCCCGTTCATGGGTGAGTCCTCCGAGATGAGCCCGCGTGCTCTGGCTGAGATGCTCCAGAAGATCTACCTCTCGGTCGGGGTGGTGATCGACTCGGAGGAGGCCCGGGAGATCCTGAACCGGGCCGGCGCCAACCTTGACCCCGGCCCGATGCCGGAGCCCACCGAGCCGGTGCCGCCACAGCTGGAGCCCGGTCAGTTCGAACCGGAGGACCCCTCCGGTGAGGACGAGGACGACCTCGAGAAAGAGCCCCCGCCGTTCGCCCGGGCCCGCGTCACCAACCGGGTACGGCGCATCCTGAACGCGGCCAGTGAGGACCTCGAGGCGGTCCAGGCCCAGTGGGACGCGGCGCTCACCGCCCTACTCGCCAGCTACGGCGCGGTCACCACGGCCCAGCGCGCCGCCCTCCTCACCAGCATCAGGTCCCTCATCGACGACGGCGACCTGGCCGGGCTGTCCGCCTTGAGCGTGGACAGCGCCGCGGGCGCCGCGCTGCTCGAGGACGCCATGGCCGACCTGTCTGACAAGGCCGCCACCCAGACGGCCCGCGAAGCGGACAAGCAGGGCGTCAAGGTCGACCCGGTACCCGGCTCTGACTTCGGCCCGGCCGCCGTGGCCGGCGCCGCACTGCTCGCCGCGGGTCTCGCCGGCTCGGCGGGCAGGGAGGCGCTACGTCTCGCCACGCCCGGCGTGTCCGCTGCCGACGTGGCCGACGGTGTGAGCGAGTTCCTTGAGTCGCTCACTGACCGTGCCGAGCGGGACCAGCTGGGCGGGGCGCTGACCGCGGCCCAGAATCAGGCTCGGCTCGCCACCCTCGAGGCGGCGCCGGACGCGACGTACGTGGCCACTGAGGCTCTGGACTCCGCCACCTGTGCCGAGTGCCGCCGGATCGACGGCACCGAGTTCGCGACACTCGACGACGCGGCCGCCCTGTACGGTAACGGTGGGTACACGAAGTGTGCGGGGCGTGAGCGGTGCCGGGGCACCATCGTCGCGGAGTGGACCACCCAGAGCGAGAGCGAGTGACCATGAGCAAGCGCCGCACGGTCGACCCCCGTATCTCGGCCGTGCGGCGCGCCGCCGGTCGCCGGGGCGCCGCCGCCCGCTGGGGCGTGACCGACCTGGCAAACGATGGCAACCACCTGCGGATCAAGGCCACTGGGTTGGCGCCCACCGTTGCCAACCCGAGCCATGCCACGATCCGCTCCAGCCGGACCCGGGCGCAGGTGCGCGCCGGCCGCACCGACTGGTACAAGATCACCAACGTGGCGGACGACGAGGCCGACCTCTACATCTACGACGAGATCGGATTCTGGGGCGTCACCGCCAACGACCTCACCCACGAACTGCGTGACCTGCGCGTGACCACACTGAACGTGCATATCAACTCACCAGGCGGTGAGGTGTTCGACGGCATCGCGATCTACAACGCGCTGGTCGACCACCCGGCCGCCGTGCACGTCCGGGTCGAGGGCCTGGCCGCGTCGATCGCCTCGGTCATCGCCATGGCCGGTGACCGCGTGGTCATGAACCGGCACACCCAGCTCATGATCCACGATCCCTCCACATTCTGCATGGGCAACGCCAGCGACATGCTCGAGACGATTACCCGCCTCGAGCTGTGCGCCGACGGCATCGCTGCGGTGTACGCGGACAAGGCCGGTGGCACCACCGAGGAGTGGCGCGAGCGCATGAAGGCCACGCTCTGGCTGACCGGTGAACAGGCCGTCGAGCTGGGGCTGGCTGACGAGGTCGCGGCGGCACACAGCCCCGGCGGCAGCGAGAACGATGACGACGAGGACGCGCCGGACATGGCCGCCACCTGGGACCTGTCGATCTTCGCGAACGCCCCCGAGACACCGGCCCCACCCCCGGCTGAGCCGGTTCCGGCCCTCCCCGCTCCCACCGAGCCGGACAAGGATGACCCGGAGCCCGACGAGGAGCCGGGAGACACCGACCTGTTCGCCGCACTGCGCGCGGACCTGGACCCGCTGGGCGCCCGCCTGGCGGTACTGGCACGAACCATGAAAGAGGAGGCGGCATCGTGACCGCACCCACCGTTCCGAGTGACGCCTCCGGCTTGCTCGAGTCCCTCACCGACAGCTCGAAGCTCAAGGCCATCAAGGACAACGGCGGCTACGAGAAGTTCATCGACCAGTACGTGGCCCAGTTCGGCAAGGCCGACGGTGGCGAGACCGAGACCCAGGTCAAGGAGCTGTTCGACAAGTTCATCGTCGACTGGGCGCGCGACAACGACCAGGACGAGTCCCGCCTCAAGCGTCTCAACCTGGCGCCGGGCCAGGGCGTCAAGGACAAGGGCGCGAAGTACAACCCGGACGCCCCCGGCGCCAAGCTCGAGGCCAAGCACCCCGGCCTGGTCAACAACCCCCGCGAGTTCCTGCGCAACATCTACCACGGCAACGACACCCCGTCGGCGCGCGAGTTCCGCCAGAACATCCGCAACGACTTCTCCAGTGTCGTGCCGGCCGACGGCGGGTTCCTCGTCCCGGAGACCCTGCGCTCCCAGCTCCTCGAGCTGTCCCTGGAATCCAGCATCGTCCGGCCGCGCGCCATGGTCATCCCGATGGAGTCGGCGCGCGTCCCGTTCCCGGTGCTCGAGTCCACCTCCAACGTCTCCTCCGTGTTCGGCGGCATGATCGCCTACTGGACCGAGGAGGCCGGCACCCTGCAGAAGTCGCAGGCGAAGTTCGCCCGCGTCGTGCTGGACGCCAAGAAGCTGACCGGCTACTCGGTGGTGCCCAACGAGCTGTTCACCGACTCCATCATCTCGATGGAGGCGTTCCTGTCCCAGAAGTGGCCGCAGGCCCTGGCGTTCACCGAGGACGCCGCGCACTTCAACGGCACCGGGGTCGGCGAGCCGCTCGGCTTCCTGCGCGCCGCCGCGACCGTGTCGGTCGCCAAGGAGTCCGGCCAGGCCGCGAACACCATCGGGTGGGAGAACATCGTCAAGATGTACTCCCGCATGCTGCCCACCTCGCTGGGTAGTGCGGTGTGGGTTGCCAACATCAACACCTTCCCGGAGCTGGCCACCATGGCGCTGACGGTCGGGACCGGCGGCGGCCCGGTGTGGCTGACCAACGGCACCGACGGCCCGCCGATGACCATCCTGGGCCGGCCGGTCATCTTCACGGAGAAGGCGGCCACGCTCGGCACCGTCGGCGACCTGTCGTTCGTCGACCTGTCGTACTACATGGTCGGCGACCGCCAGACCATGCAGATGGCCACGAGCGAGCACGTCGAGTTCGACACCGACCAGACCGCGGTGCGCATCATCCAGCGCGGCGACGGTCGGCCGTGGATCCAGTCCGCGATCACCCCGCACAAGGGCGCGGACACGCTGAGCCCGTTCGTCAACCTGGCGACCCGGGCGTAGTTCGTACCAGCCGGGGCGGGCATTCGAACCCCCGCCCCGGTCGGTCCGACAGGCACTCAACCCCCCTGAGGAAAGGTACGAACCATGTCAGGACAGGAAGGCCTGGGACGGCTGTTCAACCTCGTCCCCATCGCGGCCGGCATCGGCATCAGCCTCGAGGACGCGGCCGGCGTCACGTTCATCTGCACGGGCAACGACACGTTCACGCTCACCGTGGCGGACTCGTTCGCGGGCTCGTACGGTGCCGTGACGGGTGGTCTCATCGACACCAAGTACACCAACACGGCGACCAACGGGTCTGCCGCGTGGGTCGGTCCGACGGCGCAGACGTCCGCCGACACTGTGGTCATTGCGTCCGGCACGGTCGCGTTCCACGTGTCCGGCGCGATGCTGCCGGATGGCAAGACGCACGTGAAGTGTGCGGCTAGTGGGGCCGGTCTCGTGAAGGCGATCACCCATGACCTCACGGTTCAGCGCACGCCGGCCAATCTCCCGGCCTTGGGGGCCTGACCACATGCGTAAGTGGTTGCTCGGAGTGGTTGTACTTGTGGCAGCGTTGCTCGGTGCCGGGGTTGCCTACGCGGCAATCCCCGGCCCAGACGGTGTCATCCACGGGTGCTACAGCACGGGGCTGGGTTCCGGTGCGCTGTACGTGATCGACTCCGAAGAGGAGTGCCCGATGGGCTATGCGGCCCTGAACTGGAACCAGACAGCCCCGGCCGGGCTGGCAGGGTATGAGGTGCTCAGCCCTGGCTTTGTCATCGTGGGACCGCATTCCGCGCACACTCATTCAGCGTCATTGGAGTGTCCTGTGGGGAAAGTGGTGCTGAGCGGAGGTGGGGACGGCAGCAGCAAGCCGCAAGCTGACGGCACAGGCTGGGACTTCACGTTTGCCCACGGGCACGTTTTCGAAAACGCCGAACTCCACGTGACCGCGTGGATCATCTGCGCGGAGGTAGCGACATGAGCGTTCTCAACCCCAACCGGGCGTTTGCCCAGGGCGTCCTAGGTCAGGTCGTCACCAAGTCGACGGGCACGCTGGCGGCCACTACCGTGCCGCTGTTCACTATCGTGGGCGGGCTCGTGGCGGTCACGTCCCTGGTCGGTCGAGTCACCACGGCAATCACGGTCGCGAACTCCTACAAGCTCCAGCACAACCCGACAGCGGGCACGTCGGCCGATCTGTGCACGGCGGCCGATATCGGCGCGACTGACACGGTTGTCGGTGAGGTGTTGGTGGCCAAGAAAGGTACGGCGATCGCTATCGCTCTGGCGTCGCTAGGGTCGACGGTGGTTTTGGACACGGGACAGATCGAGTCCGTGTCTGCCGGGACCGACGGCGTCATCCTCTGGTACTGCACGTGGGTGCCTATCGACAACGGCGCGTCACTGGTCGCGGCCTGATGGCTCTGTGGGTGTGTGGCGCCGACGGGGTGCGGTACTCCGTCGGTGCGCCACACTGTCCGCAGTGTGGCGCAGACGACCCCCACGAGGAGGACAGCATGGCGAAGATCAGCAGGACCGGCGGCGCGACCGACGCGGTCACCGGTCAGGGCTTCCCCGACGGTGAGCCGCCGGACCTGACCGGCGACCCGGAGCAGGCCGACGAGACCAGCGATCCGGCCCTGGCCAACCAGGAGCAGGAGGGCGGGGAGCAGTTCGACCCCGCCGACCACACCGTGTCCGAGGTCAACGAGTACCTGTCGACGGCCGATGACCGCGAGGCGCGGCGCGTGGTCGCGGCGGAACGGGCCGGCAGGAACCGCTCCGGCGTGCGAGCCGAGTAGGCTCCACCCAGAGCGCGCCATCTCGCTCGCCTCCACGGCCCTCGCACCGGATCCCACCCCGGACGCGGGGGCCGTGGTCTATCACCAGAAAGGTCACGACCATGGCCACAGCGGCAGACCCCACGATCACTGGCGGCTGGGACACCCTCCTTGCCATCGCCCAGGAGTCCCGCGACGAGGCGCGCGCCGCACGCTCCCAGCCTCCGACCGCCTGCCCGAACGACGGCGAGCCACTCACCGTGGGCGTCGGCGGGGCGCTGCGGTGTCGGTTCGATGGGTGGACCTGGCGCGGCGGGTACGACTACTCGTGACCAGCATGTACTCTCTGTAGCAGTACCCCGCCGCACCCGCGGCTGGCCTAGAAAGCAAGGGCAGGGGCGAGATGATCGAGCCGTGGTACGTCACGCGCACCGACGTGTTGAGCGCGACCGGATCCCAGGAGACCACCCGGGCCCGACGCCAGGTCGATCGAGCCATCGCCTCCGCCTCCCGCGACGTCGACGCGCTGTGCCATCGGACCTTCTACCCCTGGACCGGCACGCGCACGTTCGACTACCCCAACGACCAGCGCAGCCAACGTCTCTGGCTGGATCAGAACGAGCTGGTCGTGGTGACCACGCTGACCGCTGGCGGCACGGACATCACCGACGATGTGTTACCAGCGCCGTACACCGGCCCGCCGTTCTCCTACCTCGAGCTGGACTGGTCGGCTTCCGGGTCCTGGTCCAGCTCGAGCACCAGTCAGCGCGCCATCGCCGTCACAGGGGTGTTCGGCTACACCGTGGACGAAACCGCCGTGGGCACGCTGGACGGCCCGCACGACGACCTGGAGCCCCAACTCGCGGTCACCGACTCCTCCGAGCTGGGAGTGGGCTCCCTGCTCCGGGTCGACGATGAGCGTGTCACCGTGTCCGCCGTCGGCCTGCTCGACACCGGCCAGACCTTGACCAACGGGATGGACGCGGCCAAGAACGACATCACGCTCACCGTCACCGACGGCACCACGATCCATGCCGGGGAGATCCTCACCGTCGGGTCGGAACGCATGTACGTCCGGGACGTGGTCGGCAACGTCGCCCTCGTCGACCGGGCCACCGACGCGCTCGGTGCGCTCACCACCCACGCGATCGGCGAGACGGTGTACGCACCCCGGCTGCTCACCGTCCGCCGGGGCGCGGTCGGCACTGTCGCGGCGCCGCACGACGACAGTGCCCTAGTGCACCGCTGGGACCCGCCCGCCCTGGTCGCCGCGCTCACCCTCGCGGAGGCCGTGAACCGTGTGGCCCAAGAGCAGGCCAGCTTCGGCCGCACCATCGGAAGCGGGGAGAGCCAGTTCGAGATGAGCGGCCGCCAGCTCGAGGCGCTGCGCAAGCAGGTCTACCGGGCGCACGGTCGCAAGGCCCGGATGCGGAGCGTGTGAGATGGTCAGCATCCAGGTCGGCGCCGTCGTGGTCAAAGGGCCCCTGTTCGACGGCAAGGCTCAGGTCAACCTCGCCGCGTTCATGGACGAGGCCAACCAGGAAGTCGCCTACGAGGGACAGCAGGGCGTGCGCACCCTGGGTATGTCCCAGTACCAGCACCCCACCGGCTACTACTCGTCGAACGTCGTGGCTGAGCGTGTCTCCTCCGACCAGTCCCGCGTGCACGACTCGATGGTCGTCTACGGCCCGTGGCTCGAGGGCGTCGGCTCCCGCAATGCCACCACCCGGTTCAAGGGCTACCGCACCTGGCGGCTCACCCGCCAGGATCTCGAGCGCAAGGCGCCCCGCATCGCGATGCGCGTGCTCAAGCGATACATGCCCAAGCTGGGCGGCAAGTGATGGCCGGGCTCAACACGCTCGCCGTGCTCAACGCCCTCCAGTCGCACGCCATGGCCCTGGGCATCTTCGACCGGGTCAACACCCACGAACCCAAGGCCGTGCCCGGCAGCGGCATCACGTGTGCCATCTGGATGAGCTCCATCCGGCCGGCCAACCTGCGCTCCGCACTCGACTCCACCACCGCCCGGGTCGAGTGGCTGTGCCGGCTCTACACGTCCATGCTCGCCGACCCCCAGGACGCCATCGACCCCCAGATGATGATGGCCGCCGACGCCGTGTTCACCCGGCTCGTCGCCGACTTCTCACTGGGCGACACCGTGAGCAACATCGACCTGCTCGGACACGTCGGCGACCCGCTCCGATCCGAGGCCGGCTACGTCAACCAGGACGGCAAGCTCATGCGCGTCGTCACGATCTACATCCCAGTCGTGATCAACGACGCGTGGGACCAGGAGGACTGACCATGGCCAAGAGCAGCGGCATGGGGATGAAGGTGGTCGTCGACGGCTACGACATCTCCGGCGACTTCCAGAGCCTGGGCCGCCTCGGTGGCGGGCCCGCCGTCATCGAGACCACCGGCGTCGACAAGAGCGCGTTCGAGCGCATCGGCGGCCGTCGCGACGGCGCGATCGACGCCGTCACCTACTTCAACACCGACACCATCGCGGG